ACACCGTACCAGCCGATCGGACGTGCACGCATCAGCTTGTCAACCACGGGACCGATCACCACGTGGAAGTCCTCGGAGCACGCCTCAGCCAGTGCCTGCTGTCCTGCGAACAGGGTGTAGAAGACACGGGTTGCCGCAGAGCCGGTGGTGTCGTTGAAAGCACGTGGAGTCTCTACGAAGTAGGCACCCTCGTACTCACCGATCTCACCAGCCCACACAGAACCAGGCGCAGAGTAGACGTGCGGTGCACGCCAACCAGCGATAGTTCCGGACTCGGAGCGTAGGTCGTAAGAAACCTCGGGGTGGATCGCAGCCCAGTAGAGGCTACCCTTGCGAGGCAGCGCCTTGTTGGTGCGAAGCTTAGTCACAGCGGCGCGAACGTCGCGGGACTGCATAATGTCAGTCGAGGTGATAGAGCCGTTAGCTCCACCAGAGAGGACCATAGATCCACCCTGCTCACGAATGACGTTGGTTCCACCGATCAGTACGTTCAGCACCACAGCGTCAATGGAGTCAACCATGTTGAACGCTACGATGTTGGCGATAGCCGGATCGATGTCGGAGAAGCTGAAGAGGTTCAGCAGACGCGTGCGAAGCACGGCGTTACCGTACTCGGCAAGAGTCACAGAGACAGTGGTTGGGTTACCAATCGCAACCGCATCAGGGTCCACAGTCTCAGTCAGAGTGCTGGTAGCAGTCGCTAGGTCGTTGTACAGACTGAAGACAACGGAAGAACCCGGCTTGTCCTGCTGTGCAGGGCGCTTGTCAGCAATCTCACGGTGGAGAGGCTGGGCACGTAGCTGGAATTCGACCAGTCGATCATACGCAGTCTGGACAAGCGCTGCCACCGCACTGGTGGAAGTATACGCATTAGCCATTTAGGCTTGTCCTTTTTAGTAGGCGATGTTCACCCCATTGGCCTTAAGAAGGTCCATCAGCTGAGCTGTAGCCCTCTCGGAGTCATAGGGTCCATCCATCTTGATCTGGTCCATTTGGGACTTAAAGTCCTGAACAACACGAGCATCGTAGGCTTCCATGTCTCGCATGGCCTCATAGCCTCGCTGCTCCGCATCGGACAGAGTAGTCTCCTGAGTTGGAGGAGTACTTGCAGGCTGCGCGGGCCCGAAGATGTCCTTGTTCTCATTGACCCACTTGTCCACGGACTCATCGTCCGTTCCTAGATCGGCCGGGTAGAACTTAGCTACACGACTGTCTAGGCCACGACTGGTTAGGGCCTGGCCGACCACAGCGCCGCGGTTCTGGGTAGTGAACTGAGCGATTAGCTCAGACTGCTCCTTTAGAAGCTTACCCTGCTCCTTGATCTGCTTGCGCATCGCCTTGATGCCCTCAGACTCGTTAGGGTCTTCCCACTCGTTAGTCATTCCTTGCTACTCCCATTTTAAGCCGCGTCACACCGGGGAATGTGACGGATACTTTGTAGTTTGTATCTCAGACGATGTACACGATCACGCTGCTGAGTTGAGGCGTATCGGTGTGGACCAACGGGGAATCGAACCCCGACCCTCCGGGTGCAAGCCGGATGTGCTTCCGTTATCACTAAAGGCCCAAAACCCGAACCCTGAGGGAACGGGTGGTGTTACTAGAATCCAGGAGCGCCAGAGGTCTGCTGCTGGAAGGAGTGTTGCTGCACTCCGGACTGGCCGGAGAAGGCCGCAGTTTCCTGCTGACCAAGACGCTCAGCTGCGAGCTGTGCAGCACCAGACTGGCCAAGATACTGCTGCTCAAGCGTCTGCTGGTTGACCTGCTGCTGGCTACCGTAGATCTGCGATAGCTTCTGCGCGGTAGGTAGGATATCAGCGATGCGCTGGTAAGCGCTCTGTGCCTGCTGATAGTTGACACCCTGCTGTGCGTAGCGGAGAGAGTCCGCTGCGCTGATGTCAAGCTTGTTCTGAAGTGCTGCTCCACCGATCTGCGCCTGGTTCAGCTTCAGCTGAAGGGCGGGTGTAGCATTCTGGTCGTTCAGGAAGTACGCTGCGAGATCACCAGTACCGATGCCCAGCTCATTGAAATACTGGGTGACCGAAGGCGGAGCCTGAGTGGTGGCCTGAACAGCCATGTTCACACGGTCCGATAGCTCGGTGGGACTTACGTCCTTTCCGATCCACTCCGCGAAGTTGCTCTCATTGTCGAAGTGGTCAGATAGCCCGTTCTGTCGAAGTAGCTGCTTGTAGGAAGCCTCAGTAGACAGATATTCAGCAGGCGTAAGAACCTGTAGTCCATTAGCAATACGCTGCTGGTTTCCAGCGAAGCGCTTCTTGTACTCATCGGTCTGCTGGAGTAGAATGGTGATGGTGTCACTACCGTAGCCATTCTGTAGATAGCTAAGGATCTTCGGTGCAAGTGAACCTAGACCGTACGAGTTGAACAGTGTGGTCAGTGCCGCGTATGCGTCACGCTCCTGGCCCGGAAGACCAGCAAGCTGCTGTTCGAAAGTCAGGGGCCCAGAAGGCGCCCCTGGCGAAGAGGTGGTTGGATAGGTTAGGTGTCCGTTGGACAGGATCATATCACCCGTCAGCGGAACCATCTTGCCGTTGTGCTCAATCTGGGGGTTGGCCTTTAGAAGCGTAGCCAGTGGGATACCCAGCTTGGCTGCAATGCTCTGTGCGGTGTCGCCCTTGACGATCGTATACAGGCCACTAGTGGCCTGCTTCACACCCGGTGTTGCAAGGTTCTGCCCCGGAATACGCTGACCAGGAGGTGCCATATCACCAGGTGGTAGAGCCATGTGATCTCCTAGTACTCAAAGCCGAAGTTGACCAGCACCTGGTGGGCGTTGGACATGAATGCATCCTGTGCGTTGTCGGTAGATAGCCAACGTGGATCCTGGCGGACCTGCTTCTCAAAGTCGTACATGGGCATGGCCGTAGGCTGTCCATCCTGCGTGTACTGTAGCGCAGACTTGATCATAGGTGTCTGGATGTTGACAGAGCCAGGGCCCATCTCAAGCAGCTGCTGTGCACGCTGCATGTACGGAGAAGCGATATCAGATAGGTTCATACCACTGTTGATCTGGCTGCTGTACGCTGGATACATAGAGGCTGCCTGCGTACGAAGCTGTGCTTCGACGCCCTGAACCGACTGCTTGCCAGCAACGATCTGCTGAATCTGATTGTCGAGCTGGGATTCAGGCATGAACACACCAAGATCCATCATGTGCTGGCGGATCTGATCCTCGTAGGATCCAGCCTGTCCACCGAAGTGGTTGCCCGAAGCAGGCTTCAGGAAGGCTGCCATCTTCTGGTCGAGCACCGCAGTGTTTTGATCGTATCCATTGGTGATCGCGTCAATAGCGATCTGCTGCGCCTGCTGTGGAGTCAGCTGAACACCAAGCTGGGCTGCGGTAGCAGCCATCTGTGCCTGAAGGTTGTTGATGTTCTGGTTCCAGGTAGCCGGATCAGCCTTCATAGTGGCGAAAGCCGTACGCGCTGTAGCGCTGGTAGATGCCCACCAATGGCTGTTCTGGACTGCCGCGATGAACTTGTCCGTAGACCAGGTACCAGAAACTGCCTGGTTGTAGAGGTCTTGTAGCTCAGGAACAGAGGTGATCAGCGCAGCTACGGTAGGATACTCAGATCGAAGCTGATCTAGTGACAGAACCGGCTGGTTCTGTGTCACATACTGCGCCACGTTGCTGTTGTTAAGGCTGATGCCTGAGTTATCCGTGGTCTGGTTCTCCAGGTTCGGCAGGTTTGCTGCCGAAAGGATGGTGTTGGCGTAGCCTGCCGCTCCTGTGGTATCTCCATTGTAGGCGCTTAGCGCCATGTAGAGATTACCCTTGTTCTGGTCTAGGAGCTTATGCATGTAACCGACGTAGGCACTCAGCTCATTAGCTAGGTTGGTAGGGTCACCACTGTTCCACTCAGCCCACGTGGACGGTAGGAACTGGACGATACCCTTCTCACCGAACTGACCCACTTCGTTGTTGTTGAAGCCGCTCTCATGGTCAATCTGGGCTGCTACGACAGCCACTGGGATGTTCAGTTCCCTTGCTGCTTCCTGCACCCAGCCCATGTACTGCGGAGGAACGTTAACCATTATACCGCCTGGAAGCTAGTGTCAGGAGCTAGGGAACTGGCCTGGGGAGCCTGGGTTGGGGTCTGCTGGTTTGCCTGCTGGCCCTGGAGAGTCGGGAAGTTGGAGCTTCCACTCAGACCGCCCATGTTGGCACGGCTGTTGTCAGTGACCTGCTGAGGGCTAGTTTGAGGTGCTGCGCCAAGAGACTGGGCCGTAAGCCCCATGTCGGAGAGAACCTGGTTAGCGGTAGCCGACATGCTCTCACGGGCGTTGTTCGTAGACAGCCACTTAGCATTGCTGCGCAGCTGCTTCTCGAAGTCATATAGTGGCATCTGGGAAGGGATCGTGTCCTTGCCCTGCGCAGTGGTCTGCTGAAGAGCACCACGAAGAGTCGGGTCGAATAGATCGATCTTGTTGGGATCAACCTCCCACAGCTTAGACTGTGCGGCTAGGTAAGGAGCAGCGATCTGACCAACGGTCATACCGTCGTTGATCTCCTTGGCGTACGCTGGGAACGTCTGCTGTGCGATGGTCTGGATATTCGCTCGACGGGCCTGTAGACTGTCCGTTCCAGCCACAATGCCAGAGACTGCACGTTCCACGTAATCGTCCGTAAGAGGGACGCCCATCTCGCGAGCATACTCACGTACTCCAAGTTCCACCTGCCCCGCATAGCCGCTGAAGTGACCCTGCTTGGATAGCTCAAGATACTTCGACAGGTAGCCGTTGATCTGAGCATCGTTCATGTTGGTGATTAGGGCCAGATCCGCTAGACTGCTCATACCGGTTGCACTAAGGTGCACACCCAGCTTAGAGGCCAGGTCGGTAAGCTCCAGCGTCTTGTTCTGCATGTCCTGCTTGTACTGAGCCGGGTCAGAATACTTCATCTCCAGCATCTTACGAGCACTATCGCTGTTGGCCTTCCACCAGTCGGTGTTCTGTACAGCAGCCTGGAACTTGTCAGTAGACCAAGTTCCCGCAACAGCCTGACTATAGATGTTAGCCAGCTCAGGGTCAGACTCCATGAAGGAGGCTGCCAGTCCGTAGTTCTCGTTCAGTAGGCTGGAGTTAGGGGACTGAAGTCCCAGCGACCCGAATAGGTCGTAGGTCGGGCGAGCACTCGGCAGTAGAGCACTGAAGTCTGCACCATTGACTCCAGAGAATCCAGAGGCTCCGGCGTGAGTGAGCCCACCATCAAACACATTCGTGTTGACAATGCCCGGAATGCGGCCGACTCCGGTGATTCGTGCCTCAGTAGAGACGGAGACCACGTGAATGGGCTGGCTGGGGTTGTCAGCCACAAGCACCTGTCCGTTGCCAGCGTACATTCCGACATGGTCACTGTGTCCATTGTTGTCGCTGTCGAAGAACACCAGATCACCGATCTGGGCCTGCTGGATGGGAATGCTGCGAAGCGCAGCGATCTGTGCGTTACTGGTTCGTGGGATACTTAGCCCAAAGTGCTGCGCTCCATACCACATAAGGCCAGAGCAGTCGAAACCACCAGGGGCTTGTCCTCCCCACACATAGCGCTGACCAACGAACTGCATGAGGAAGTTCAGGAGTTCCTGACCGTTAAGTGCAGCCACTGTCTTGGACTCCTCATGATGTGTTATGGACGGCTTAGCAGGCTCCTGAAGGGGAGCCTGCTTCACACGAAAACTCTTCTGTGCTTCGACCCGAATAGTCGTTGGACTATGGGACGGTGATGGTAGGACCAGAGGCTTCCATTCCGGAAGCGGGACCCTGAAGTGCCTTGATGAAGGCATTGAAGTAAGTTGTAGCTGCCTGGTAGGCACCCTCTTCGGGATCGGCGAGGGCCTGCTGTCCAGCCATGAACTGGAGACCGCGAGT